TTTCTTTCTTTTCTTACAATAGACCTTAACCCCGTTGTCACTCCCAAGCCTTTCCATGCACCATTGTGGCGCTTCTATGTACGAATAAATCAACTCGCTAGAGTTGAACCAATTATGACCTCGTTGGCGTTCCTTTTGACGCTATGTTCCGAGATATGAAAAGTAATGCTGGCCAGGTAGCCTATTGCCCTAATTACCACCGTTCAAGGTGGACCCAAAAACATCCCAACTAGGTCTAGACGTTCAGCAACCGGCCACAAAGAGCGCGTCCGTGGACGCTGGCCTATACTCAAGAAATCCAAGCGCTACCGAGCGCAAGTTTGCCGAAGGAAGACAGAGCACAAGCTCTGCGCGGTTAGTATAGTAGCCTGCGGCGTCCCTATCTAATACCCGTGTTTCCTAGTCTTGAGTTACCCCGATATTCTCGTATTTATTCCGGCCAAGCCGGGGGCAGCTAATTCAACTCAAAAGTTGATGAATAGCCCGCGCAAACGGGCCATTAATCAGCCTTTCAGTTATTTATAAGTCCAAAATCAGGCAAGCCTTCCAATATGCTTGATTTAATCTATTAATAGCTCCGCTATTGTGCTTTTCACCACAATCTTGGCAAATTGAATCGTTATCAGCGGTATAGAGATTGCCCCTTGCCTCCAAAAAGAACGTCGTTGTTCCGTCGTTGTCCGAGTAAAAGTCGTAGGCGTCCTCGAAATGAATTCGAGTGTCGCAGCATTCGCAATTAAAATAGTCCATCCGTGTTTCCCTTCATATGAACACCCCCTTGGGGGCGCCGTGTTGTTCATGCTTCTTAACATTGCAGGGCTTGTGCCAAACTTGCATCTTCAATGATATCAAGCACTTAGACAGCAGGAAAATGTGCCAAGTCGGACATTTAAGTCATAGCAAAGGGCAACAATCGCCCAAGTTATTGATATTGTTGAGATTCATGGTGTGACACGTAAGTCATAGCAAATAAGCAAATCGGGATAAATGGCCGATTTTATTGGATTGATTGGTATGACATTGAAGTCATATCGTTGATATCGTTGAACTTTTCCCCTTGTTTGGCGTGTCTGCTATTCCATCCCCTTTTTTTTCATGGCGACAATATGACGTATAGGCTGCGGAATCACGAACTATGACATAATTGTCACACCTACGTAAAATCAGGCACTTAGGTCGCCATACGTTGCCCTATATTGCACTGCCCTACCATACCATACCCTAGGGTACGTGTAGTGTAGTGCTCGTGGGTCCCCATGACCCCCAAACCACACTGTCTTGAACACGACTTAAAATTTGAACGCATATAATGAGTAACACATGTAGCTGAGTAGCGAAGTGACGAACAGGAGTAAGCGAGAGATGCGACGAAGGAGCGGGCGAGATTACGACGTTGTATATGTTCTATGGGGTAAGAAGAAGGTACATAAAACCGGGGTGCGTTGCAATCCCCTTGCGGATCTTTTTTTTACCATGTAAGTATAATCAGGGCCTTAGCCCTGCGCCTATAGGCGGATTTTTCTTGACAGGATTCTGGGTGGGGTCGAGAAATGGGACAGGGGACACCATGAACTCTAAAGATCTTATAGCCTGCTGGCCTGCCGCTCCCAAAGAGGAGCGACCTAAAAGCCTTTTTGTTAATTACACCGTAGATAAAGCCTGCCGTGATGAGATGGTTCTCCGTGGATGGGCTGTGTTCGATACCCGCACATTACCTAATAAGACGGACGCAGATAGGGCCGAGGGGCTCAAGGCTATCCTTGAAGGGATACGGGTGGGGTCCATAGAGCCTGAACGCGAGAAGATGCGCTGGCTCGAACTAGAGGCGAAGGTGTATGGATTGCTGACAGGGAAAGATAAGTTAGCAGATAAGACGCCTAAAATAAAAAAAGAAGTCTTGGATAATCTATTGGACTTCGGGGAGAAAAAGGCGAAGATACGTTAACGGCGTGGGGCTATTAGAAAAAGAAAATTTATTTTCTCCCCTCCCCTATTGGGTAATAGCCCCGCGCTCATAATCGGAGGAATAAATGGCAAACTACGCAAAGCTACAGATAAAGGCGGTTCTTTCTAAGAACTCAGACTACTCTGAGCCCACAGTAATCTTTAATCCAGCTCCTTATGAACCCGCCAGTGCAAACGTACTCGAATACTTCCACACAGAAATCCAGTGCGATCTTACCGGGGATAGCGGGACCATCCTGGACACGCAAATCCTTGATGGCGCTTCATTCCTTGTCATAAAGAACTTGGACTCCACAAACTTCGTGACTGTTTCCTATGATAATGCCGGTGCTGGTGGTGCCGACCAAAATATTCGCATCGCTGCCGGTGGCCTTTTTGCAATCGCGGACTTTAATGTGGATGGCTCCATGGGCGGGCTTAAGATCACAGCCGATACAGCAGTGTGCCAGTGTGAAATCTTCGTCGTAGGAACCTAATGGATGAGCATGAGGCATTGGCGAAAGCCGGGGAGATTCTTAAGGGTGCCGGGCTAAAGTCTGGGGTCGGGGATTACTCCGGGTTTTTGGAATACAGCTCAATCGTTGCTGATGTTGTGAAGGACTGGCCATCCGAGACAAAGGGGCAGATCCCCTGGCTTATGGAATGGGCGAAGACCTGGCGAAGACTTCGGGACGAGTTCTCGAAGGTGGTAGAGGCAGATCCTATGATTCTCTACCAGCCGGCAAATAGGGCTTCCACCGAATTTCACTCAAGCCCTGCTTTTGTTCGCTACTTCCGAGCAGGGAACAGAACCTCGAAAACCCAGTCAGGCTATGCCGAGCATTATCTTATCGCCACAAACCAGCACCGATGGAGATACTTTCCTGATGGTTCCCATGCCACGTTCATTGTAGGCGTTAACTTCTCGAAATACTGCCCTGCTGTATTCGAGGCTAAGTTCCTAAAGGGCGAAGAAGGAAACCACCTGAGCCCTATGTTTCCTGTGGGAGGCAAATGGTTTAATCGCTATGACGAGCGGCGACACGTTATAACGATAGCCTGCCCTCAGTGCGCAAACACGGGGAAGGCTGGGACCTGTAAGCATAAGAAATCCACCATCCGACTATTCTCAGATATGGAAGGATGGGAGGTGCTACAGGGCGCCGCTTATATAATGGGTCACTTCGATGAGCATATTGGTGAAGACTTCTTTAATGAAGCCATACAGAGAACCCAGACTGCCGGCCCAGAGTCTTGCCTTATCGTTACAGGCACTCCCTTACATGGACACGAAGCATGGGAGCACCAGAGACTTACGAAGCTTCACTTGGATGGGGCTCCTGCCAATAGAATAGATCCCGATAACGTAGACTCTCCTCCGTTTGTATCCCTTCACGAGATAGACCAGTTTGAAGCAGGTCTTGTGCCTCCTGAGAAAATCAGGATGACAATGAAGATTATGGATGAGTTTGAGATTGAGTCTCGTATTTATGGGCGACCGGCGCCCTTGGCAAAGAATCCTGTCTTCGACAGGAAGGTCCTTGCCGAGCTAAGGGCGGAAGTAACGGACCCGGTAAGAGGGAACCTGCGGGTTATTGATGACACAAGTATCTTCGAGGTGACGGAAACTACCCTTATTGACTTCAACCAGGAGGACGATGGGCCATTAAGGGTCTGGTATCCTCCTGTGCCTGGCTGTCAATACATTGTCGCAGTAGATACAGCGAAGGGTTTGGCTGGGGGTGATGCCTCTTGCGCCTCGGTCCTCGAATATTATAAGAGCGGAGTATCCCACAAGCTGACACTGGTGGCCCAATATCATGGGTGGATTAATCCCCTGGACTATGCTTACGAAGTATTTAAGCTGGCGGTACATTATAATTCAGCATTAACGGCTATCGAGCTAACTGGCGGCTATGGCGAGGCCGTAATGCTTAGAATGAGGCAGGATTTCTGCTACTGGAATTTATTCAGAGATGAAGCCAATCACGCACAAGCAAAGCACAGCATGGATTCCCGGTACGGCGTTGAAACAAATATGAGGACAAAGCCTTTTATGGTTGCCGCATTGCAGCAATTTGTGAAGGATCGAGCTATCGACGTCCCGTGCGAGGCTACTATCAGTGAAATGGTTGCCTTTGAGCAGGAAAGAACCCAGAGCGGGTTAACCACTCGCTACCGTGGAGTGGGCGGAGCTCACGACGATAGAGTGATGTCGCTTGTCATCGGCGCGTCTGTCGCGTTAACATCTCAAGTGATAGACTTTGTTGATTCCACTAAAGCGGAGCCGGTGGATATAAAGCAGCAATATTCAGGGGAATGGCTCAAGGTTCACGAAGAAATAAACGATGACGGAGATATGGACCCTTTTGATTTTAATTGAGGAATTAATGGATTATATCGTAATAAAAGACGTTGCATTACTTACATTTATGGCCATTTGTATCGGTCTTTCTTTCTATTCCTCCCTTAAATTATCCAGGGATATTCAGGAAGAATCTAATAAAAGCAGAGACTCTATGATGGAATTGCTTAGACACTCTATCGACACAATTAAGTCCACAAGCCTTGAGGAGCGAGTAAACGCCGACGCGCTAGAGGACCAGCACGAGGTCAAGTTGCAGATGCTTAAGGATGCTTACGCACAGGAAAAGAGTGAAGAAGAGGAAAAATCTCCACAGTACGCACACACGGACGAAGGTGTTAGGATTAACCTGAACGAATACGAAGTAATGTAATTATTAAAGGAGAAAGCTATGCCATACCAGGATTCACTAGGACAGCCAGCCGGATACGAAGACGAAGAGAACTATGGCCCGATAGGATTTGCAGCACGCGAAAATGCTCCTGTTGCAGACCGGACTTTCATTTTGCCACGGCAGCCCTTGGCGCAGGAACCTTCTGCGGCGCCATCATTGGCAATGGATGCCGTCCTTAATAAGTTCGGCGGCAGCATGGATGCGTATAACCGGTGGTGGTCAGGCTTGGCTGGAGATAAGCCTCGTAACTGGAATCAGGCATTGCAAATGCTAGGGGAAGGCCCCGGCGCAACACCCTCCCCTGGGGGAGGCATGGGGGTTTTACGGGTCGAAGACTTGGCTCCGGCCATTCGGAATCCCGTTGTAGATGTGACCCCTGGCCCAGAAGACCCCAGCCATAAGGCGATAGGTCTTACTAACGAATACGAGCAAAACTACAACCGCCTAGCAAACTTTGAACACGCCGGTATGCAAAATGCGTTCACACAGGGCGCACAACAATCGCCACAAATGAGCGCAGCACTCGGGCTTAGCTCCCCGTTCCCCCCCTTCGGGCAGGAGCAGCAGCCAGGGGCAGGAACCAGTCCACTATTCCCCCTCTTCGGGCAGGAGCAGCAGCTAGGGGCGAGTGCTGGCGTCCCGTATGTAGCAGGGCAGCAGTTTCATCCAGGGATGTTTCCCGGGGCTTCTGCATCACAAGTGAGCGCAGCACCAAGCCCAGGAGTTGATGGGATATGGCCCCACGGGGCTCCTCCCTTACCAACACCAGAGGTTGACGGGATGTGGCCGCAGACTCCTCCCGATGTTCCGTATGTGGCGGGGCAGCCATTCACTCAAGATATGTTCCCAAGCGGCCCAGGGATGCCAAGGTTTAACGCGCTGGACGCATTGAAGCAGAGAGCCCAGGAAAGAATGACCGCATCGCAGAGATTTCAAGAAGCAGCGCAGAAACTCAGTAAGTAGAGGGGCTTGATATGCCATTCAACCAAGACAGTGAAGACTTTGCCGGACTCTTTGATGGATATCCGCAGGCGGAAAGCTACGAGGCCCCTGAGTCTGACAAGGAGCTTTCCGGCAGACTGAGCAGTTGGTTTGACAGGGCAAGTCAGGCCAAGGCCGCTTACGAATCCGATTGGGAGCTGTATCGCTTGTACGTCAAGGGCGACCAGCTTGTTGTTCGTCATCGGGATACCGGCGACATTGTTAAGCTGACGGCAGAGGACTCCAAGAGATTACGCAGCGTTAACAACCAGTTGCGCCCCACTGCCCGCTCCTTGGTCGGCAAGCTTACACGCTCTATCCCTACGTGCTCTGTGCTGCCTGCAACGAGTGACTTCGAGGAGCAGCACGGCGCGAGGACTGCGACTCAGTTCTTATCTATGCTTCGGAGAAAAGAAGATCTGGATATTAAATATCTGGACGTAAACAATAAATTACCGTGGGCAGGCAACGCATTCATGCAGCTAGTCTGGGACCGGGACGCAGGGCAGGACATTGTTTTCTGTGAGGTTGACGGGTTCTGGGATTATAACATGGGCCTGGAAGGGACTCCTTGCCCAACGTGCGTGGCACAGAGGACTCAGGAGCTAATGCTTCAACAGCAGCAGTTTCAAGAGCAAGCCGCGTCCGGGCTGATGGCGCTTCAAGAGCAGATGCCGGAAGGCGTCCCTGCCCAAGTCGGGGATTTGTCTGCCGAAGAGGTGGAGATGCCCCCTATCCAGCAAATGGGGCCACTCCCTCCAGACGAAGAGCCCCCTCCGCTTATCCCCGCCAAAGAGGGGGATATTAAGATTCATGTTCGCGATCCTCGGGATGTGTTCGTAGACCCAGGCGTCGAATCGGTTCAAGATGCACAGCGGCTATGCTTTCGAGAGGTTTCCAATGTTTCCGTAGTGAAACAGCGTTTCCCTGAATTTGCTCACGTCATTAGCTCGGAGCAAAACCTTTACACCGACAGAACAGCCGAAGTCCGACACGGTAACGTCGATGCCCATGGGGAAGTAGAGTACCTTGATGATTACTGTCATGTTTACGAATACCATGAAGCTCCGACACCACAATACCCCAAGGGCCGACTAATCTATACGGTCAACGGGCACGTCGTAGGGGAAATGGAAAGCCCTTACCATATGATAGGAAGATTTCCTTTTTATCATTTTGGTTTCGATAAAAATGATGGAGAGTTTTGGTATGAGCCATTTATGGCGCAGGCATGGCATCGCCAAAGAGAGATAAATCAAGTCGAGACTCAACTGAGGGAACACGTCGAACTCCTTTTAAAACCTAAGTTTTTCAGGGCAATAGGCTCTCGAATTAGCGCAGATGAATTAACAGCCACGACTGACCAGGTTATTTCCTATAATGCCTCGGCAGGAAGAAATTATTTTGAAGTGCCTCCTCCTGTGCCTCGTGACGTATGGGCGAGAGGCTCGCAGCTCGCAGCGGATATTAGGCAGCAGGCAGCCGTTACTGAGCAAGAGCAAGGCATGACCATGAGCGACGTAAGTGGTCGAGCCATGGCGATTATTGAGGCAGAGGCAGATCAGCAGGTCGGCCCAATCGTAATAAGAAATAATGCCGAATGGAGAGAAATGCACCGAGGGGCATTAATGCTTGCCAAGGAATATTATCACCCTAAGCGATTATTTATGAGCGTTGGTGCAGAAGGAATTCAGAGCTTTTCTTTTAATGAAATTCGGCTAAGTCCTGGTTATGACGTGCAAATTGAGCAAGAGGACGGGCTTTCTCGGAACCCCGCCGTGAGAATAACACAGGCATTGGATTTATTAAATGCCGGGGTTTTCACGGATATGACCACGGGTGTGCCGGATGTTAAGCAGTTTATGCAACATGCGAAAATAAATCTCCCCACTGCCGGTTATAATATGGAGGCAACCGAAAGAGCTGCTGCTTCTGAGGTTCCTTATATGATCGAGAAGGGACAGGCGCATGTTCCCCAGCTTGAGGATGACCCAGCTATATTCTCCGAGGAGTTGCTTGGATGGCTGCGTGGCCCAGGGCGAAGGGCTGATCCTGCCTTAAGAGATCAAGTGCGTGAGATCTGGAAGTTTTACACGCAATGGGCGGTAACGGGCGGGCCTCCTGCTCCTGTCGGCGGCATGGAGGGTGGACCTACTGCGGGCTCCGGTGCAGGTGGGCCAGATATGACCGCGCCAGGAGGAACCCCTAATAATCCTGGGCACATACCCGGAGGGGGAAGACCCATAGCTGCTCAGGCAGGGCGGGTTGTAGATCAGGCAGACAGGACCGCAGAAAATCAAGCACGTATTCAGTTAGTAAAAGAAGGATAGTCTCCGGGTTATTTGTTGACATTTTCTTTATTTGCTTATTAAATCCGTAACGATGCTTAATTGATTTTAATTCCGGGTCGCGGCGTAACCGCGTATGAATCGAAAGAGCACCTGCCGAATAGTGAACGTAATTCACGAAGGGATTAGCATGGCAAGCGCAGTGGGTTTTGAAGACAGTAGCGGATTACCAGTAGAAGAAGCTGTTGAGAGTCAGGAAGAATTTTCTGAATTCGGAGACATTCAGCGGGCTTTGGCGCAGGAATCAGGACAACTGCATGATGAGTTACCTGTAGATGCTGATCAAGAAGAAGAAGTTGATACCCTTGCCGAGCATGGAATTGATAGCGCCGAGCTAGAGGCAGATGCCTTTGGCGGCAGCCCTGAACTAGAAGAGCCCAAAAAGAAGGCTAAAGGTTCCAGGGCTGACAAGCGGATTCAGGCCCTTGCTAACGAGAAGAAGCAGCTACAAGAGCAGCTTCAACAAAAGGACCAATACTACCAGCAGCACTTTGCGAGAATGCAGCAAGAGATTGCAACGCAAAAAGCTGGCGATAGTAAGGCTGTGCAAGAGCAGCTTGAGTTGCAGCGTAAGCAACTTGAATATCTGCAAATGCAGCGCGAGGCTGGGCTACAGGATGAGATGACACCGGCACAGGAGTATCGGTTAAACATCATCAAGGAAGCTACTGAGCAGGCGGGAAATAAGTTTTCGCCAGAGGTTGATGCACTAAAGCAGAAGCTTGAAGCGCTAGAGGCGCAACGAAGGCAAGAAGCGGAACAGGTGCAACAACAGAAAAGATATAGCTATTACAACCAGCAGACAAAATCTGCTCGTGATGGTTTACTTTTGAAAGACTTTGCTCCTGACAGAGCGAAGCAGCTCGCAGAGCCTATGGACGAAATGCTTTTAGCATTTTGTGGTGCCTTTGGGATGGAGCCAGCTAAAGCTGCTCCTCAGTTTAAGAAGTACCTTGATCTCTATGTCCAGGGTTCCCTGGAAACAAGAGCAAGGGGCGGCGGCCAGAAGATCCGTAAAAGCCGTTCGGTGCCCAAGAGTGCTCCGGGTGGTAAGCGCACAGCGAAGCCGGGGAATAAATTCCCAAGTCACGCATCATTGCGGAAGGCTGGATTCGACAACGCGCTGGATTGGATAGCTGCCGGAGAACCTATTATTTCTAATTAGGAGAACACTAATGGCAGGTGTTACTGTTGAAACTG